TCCTCCGATGGACATTAATAATCTGGATTGGTAGTTTTTACCTAGTAGTAACTGCGGGATTTGCGTATCTAGGGTATTGGATTTCACAATATTATATATATTTAGGTATATGGATTGGAGCAATTTTATTTGTGTTGTTTTCCTTAACCATGAATTTCTTTGTTTTGAGAATAATTCAACAGGTTAGAGCTTCTTAATGACAATAGTTGAATTTTTACAGGATGCTGGGTTAAATATCACCAGACATTATGGTGATGAAGTTGTGGCGTATTGTCCTTGGCATGATGACCGTAATGCCAGTTTAGCAATTAACGTTGGTGGTAAGGGCTGGCACTGTTTTCATGGTTGCGGAAAGGGGCGTAATTTAAAGAGTTTACTGGATAAACTACGACCTAAAGTTAATCTCTATCAACAGTTTCTAGATTTATTTCCAGAGCTGTATATCAGGAATCTAAACTTTGATCGGCCCAAAGAAGAGATAGCAGATCCATATCAGGATTTAAAGGGCTTACCATCGGCGGTAGGCCATGATTATTTGAAGTCCCGTAACATTACTGACGAGATGGCTGTTAAATTTGATCTTAGGTACAATGCTCAATTCAATAGCATAATCATCCCGATTTATCAGGCACAGACTCTAGTTGGCACTGTTCAACGTCGTATTGAAGGCAATCCTAAATACATGAATTCTAGGGGTATGGATAAAGATCGAATTCTATTTCCATTTGATTCGTTCCAATCAAACGAAGGTAAAATTATTTTAGTGGAGGGTTTATTTGACGCAATAAAGGCACATCAGTCTGGAATTACGAATGTCTTGAGTACATTCGGAGGAAATGTATCCGATACTCAGGCTAAAATGTTGGGGTCATTGGCTAGGACTGTGATTATTTGTCCTGATAAGGACTCTAGTGGAATTAAAATGGCGTATCGAACTACTGATATGTTACTCAAACTGGGTTTAAGTGTTGAGTATACGTTTGCTCCAGGCATGGCTAAGGATTTTGGTGATGTTGATGATTTTTCTAAATTGAAATATCACAGTTATTGGAAGCTCAAGGTTCTCAAAAGAGATTTAAATCAAATTATGGAGAGGTCAAATGCCTAAAATTTCTGTTGGCACATACGTACAAGGTGCAGGTTCTGGCTCTGGTAGTCCTATGGATGAGATTCGTAACCCTTTAAGTGTTTGGCGTAATACTGTTCGTGTTCGTCCTAATGAATATGCAGTCATTAGATTTATGGGAGAGGGTGGAGATTTAAGTCGCTACCATAATATCCCTGGCATGACTCGTGATGGGGCCAGATTTACCAAGTATGAGTATTGTTCACGCTTGAACCTTGGTGCTGAAGGCCAGCAAGTACGAGAGGAACAATGTACCTTTTGTATGTCGGCTGATGAGGCTATTGCCAATACCACTGAACGGTTTTTGGCATGGTCATTCCATTACGGTACATTCCACTCTGCTCAAAATCCTCGACTTGACCGAGATGGTCAAGAGCCATGGGATGAAGTACGACGTGGACAAAAGCTTTTCTATCGTGAGACGGTTCGTAAACCTCAACTGTTCCAAGCGAGTTTTACATTATATAAGAATTTAGAATCTAAACGAGAGATGATGGACTCATTAACAGAGCGCAATTTTGATTATAGCTGTATGCGTGTCACTGATCGTACTACTTATGCGCTAGACTATTCAGACACGGCATTGACGAATGATTATGCTGCTGAGATTCAAGCTGTTGAACGTGATTTGCCCGATATTGAGGCTATTGCCGCTAAGTTGATCATGGAGATTGATGTACCTCAATTTGGTGATAATTCCAGTGATGGATATCGTATGAACTCACAAACGCCCCAACAAATTGCTAATGAAGAGGCAGCTTTTTCTAATATGACCAGTGTAGCGCAGAATGGGGATGAGCATAATGACTAAGGTTAATGTTGAGTTAGCTTTGACTCTTAAAATGAGCACTGGTGGCGGTTTTAATATGTTTAAGCCATCGATTAGTATCAGCGATATTGATATTGATGGTGATGTGACGGATCAGGTCAGTCGATCATTGGAAGTGGTGCATGAAGCGTGGGCTGCCGTTGAGAATGAAATGGCTAAGTTGGTTCTTCAGGCGGATACCATAGAAAATGAGTCTTTGTTAGTTGAATTAGGCCGTCGTATGGCTGATATGGAGCAACAGCTTAAAACAGTTGCTAACGATAAAGCCGTTACGTGGTAGCTATTGAAAGGTTAAGGTTTGAACGGAAGTTAAACGCCATAGCTTCCGTTCTTTCCAACACCTCTAAGAAGTATCCCCTTCTAGGTTCCGTTCAGAATGGCAATATGCTTATTTGGCAAGATGGCAATATGCCTATTTGGAACACTGAGACTGTAGATACAGATGAAAATTTTACTTTTTCGGTATTAATAACCAAATTAAAGGAAATTATTGGCGGGTTTAAGGGGCCATCGATAGATTTATTGTCTGATGGTCGTGGTGCTTTGACCATTAAATCAGGACGTTCTAAAGTTAAGATTCCATATATGGAAGGCTTATACAATGACATCCCTAGTTTGCCTGCACTGGAAGTTAGATGTTCAACAGGTAGTGAGTTTTTAGGATTTCTATCTAAATCTAGTAATTTTGTTTCGAAGACGTATGAGCAGGCGAGTCTTACTTACTCATATATTGGCTCTAAGGATAGCCGATTTTTGATTACAGGTATGAATGGTTTTTGTTCGTTTAACGCCTCTATCGACTATGATGGAGAATCGTTACCCGATATTGTGGTTCCAGCTGAATTTTCTGAAGCAGTGGCTAAATTATTGGGCGGTGGAAATAATGTAGAAGTTGGCCTATCGATGAACCAGGGTCATGTTGTTATGTCCAATGGCGATACAACCATTTATACCCCACGTATCCAGCAAGTATACCCTACGGTAGTTTATGATTTAGTAGCGTACACAGGTGTTCCTATATTTAATGTTAATCGCAATTCTATATTGGAGCAACTGAAGTTGGCGTTGCAGACCACAAATCGAAATTTGGTTGGCATAGAGCCAGATTCAGAGGGTGGACTAAAATTGAATGTCCCTAGAGCTACTATTGATGCTGATCTAGTGATTGAAGACGCCGAGATATGCTCTGAATTTGAATGTACGTATTTTCAACTACCATTTTTAATTCAGTGTATCAATACATTTACATCGGAACGTATTAATATGGAAAGGTTACCCAACTTTAATAATGAATTTAGGATTACAAATGACGACAGCACACAGTCTACCACAGTACGACCTCATCACTACATCGAGGCTTGAGGATTTACAGCATTCTATTCTTGGTAGCAATGACCGGCTTGTGGCCGTTGATACTGAAACGACGGGCCTTAACTGGTTAGATGATAAGGCTTTTGGTGTTTCTCTAGCCTGGGATAATCAGGCGGCATTTATTCGTAACACTGATTTTGGAGCAGATCAAATCGGCGTGTTAATGACTGAACTATTCAAGGCGGATCATAAAGTCTTTGTGTTTCATAACGCCGAATTTGACCTACATATGATTAGGGAAACGTATGGTGCGTACCCTCCCAAAAATATCTTAGATACTCTACGTATTTCTCACCTACGTAACCCTAAACCACCACATGGATTGAAAGAACTTGCTACTGTGGCGTATGGGCCAGGCGCAGCAGCATGTGAGGACACTATTAAGGCATACATTAAACAGTATAAGCTCAAAGATTATTCTCAGGTTCCTAGTGAATTTATGGATCCATATGCTTGCATGGATACGGTGTTGACTAAGGGCTGGGCGCACCTATATATGGATGAGGTAAAAGAGGAGTATCCCAAACTTTTCCAATTAGAGCACATGCTGATTCCTATTATTCTTGAAATGGAACATCAAGGAATCAAGATTGACCTAGATTATATTGATATTCTCCATCGTCAATATTTGGCCGAACAACGTTCTATCCAAGATGATATTTATAAAATTGTTGGCAGGTCTATGGAAGTTAGTAGTCCTAAACAGCTACAAAATTACTTCTATGACCAATTAGGCATTAAACCGCCCAGAGAGACTGCTGGTGGCGGTAGGAGTACTGACGAAACATCATTACAGTCTATTACCCATCCTGTAGGGTCTAAGGTCGCTGAATTAGTATTGAGATGGCGGTCTATTGAAAAAGTTGATTCTACCTATGTTCAACCATATCAAAATACGGCACGTAATAGTCGATTGCATCCACGATGGAATGCTATGGGTGCTATAACAGGACGATTTTCTAGTAGTAGTCCCAATCTTCAAAATATTCCAGCAGACAAAAAAGTACGTCGTATGTTTGTGCCAGATCGAGAGTTCTTTGACTTTGATTACTCTCAGGTTGAGATGCGTATGATGGCGCATGCGTCACAGCAACATAACCTGATTCAAAGTTTTAATGATGGTACGGATCTACATGCGTATACGGCCTCATTGGTATTTAATACCACTCCCGATCAGGTGGATAAGGAGCAACGTCAGATTGGTAAGCGATTAAATTTTGGAGCTATTTATGGTGGTGGCTCTAAAGGTTTGGCTCGTCAATGTAATATAACTCAAACCCAGGCTAGAACCTTTTTGAATCAATTATGGGATGCTTACCCTGTTATGAAGGGTTGGGTTGAGCGGACCAAACGAAATGCTGAACGTGATGGATATGTAAGAACCATTCATGGTCGTAAGATTCCTGTATTAGCTGAGGATTCGTTCAAGGCACCGAACTATTTAATACAGGGCACTGCTGGTGACATTATTAAAATTAGTCTGGTGAAGACCGCTCAATACGTTCAAAGTATTGGTGGATGTATTCGTAATACCGTACATGACCAGATACTGTTCGATGAAGTAGACGAATCGGCCATTCCAGATATTAGAGAGATTATGGAAGATTTCTCTTTTAGTATGCCAGTTACAGTTGATTTGCAACGTTCTACCGAGTCGTGGGGAGATTTAATACATGAGTAGTGAAGTCCAATCTATAGTTGATATTATCAATAAGCAACTAAAGACTAACATTACGGTAGGTAATGATGACTCGTTAGACACGTTACGTATTGAAACAGGTATGCCAGCATTGGATGAAATGCTTGGTGGCGGTATTCCTAGGTTAGCAGTAACGGAGTTGTTTGGCCTACAAAGTTCTGGCAAGACGTATATTAGCCAGCGAATGATTTCTAATGCTCAAAAAGCTGGCTATACTTGTGCTTTCATTGATGCCGAATTTAGCTATGATCCCATATGGTCGGCTAATATTGGGATAGACACTGAAAATCTTATAGTTTCTCGTCCTCAAACTGGTGAGAACGCTTTAGATGTGTTATTGGCTCTATGTGACCAAGGAATAGATTTGATTGTGCTGGATAGCATTGCAGCTCTTTTACCTACTGCTGAAGCAAAAGAAGGTATGGAACATCAATCTATTGGGTTACAGGCTCGTTTAATGAATCAACTGTTTCGTAAGTTGCCCCAAGTTAATACCAAGTCGGCTCTTGTTTTTATTAATCAGATACGAGCCGGTATTGGTGGATATATTACACGTGATGCCTTACCAGGTGGCAAAGGTCAAGAGTTTTTTAGTCGTATAATGGTTAGGGTACGCAAAGGGGAGACTATTGGCGATCATAAGTCTCCTCAAGGATTCTTTATAGAGATGAAAGCAGAAAAGAATAAAACCCATACCCCTTTATTGACTTCATCTGTGCCATTTTACTATACGGGCCTTCCAGATCCAGTCTATGAGACGTTTATGTTAGCTTCTGATTTGGAGATAGTTAGACGTAGTGGCCCTCAATATAGTTATGTGGATTCGATAACTGGGGAAGTTACAAAAGGGTTGGGAAGAGAAAAGTTTCTTCAGATTATGAAAGATGATGAAGAACTGTTTAAGAAGATATCAGAGGATTTAAGGAGTGTAAAATGACGACTAGCTCTATTGGTAACTTAGCTGAAGATCTACGAAGCATCTTAGCGTCATTTGGAAGCATGCTAGAAGGTGTATATCACATTGATGAAGATTTAGCCGCTGAAATGGCTGAAAAATTTGCTAATCGTCTTCGAGATGATACTAGAACTATTTATGCTGAAATGACTGCCGAAATCAGTGAAGGGCTAAAGAAGCCGCCCAAGAAGAAGCGTGGGCGACGTAAGGCGGTGGAATCTCTTACAAATGAGAGACAATATGAAGAGCCAGAACATAGAAATGTTATGGGTGCTGAAGAGTTGCCTGAAAATGATAATACCTTGTTGAATTTGAGCAATGATGGTGACCCTGGACAGTTGGCTGAACAACTGCTTGGCAGTGATAGAGTGACTGATCGAGCCGGTAGGTCTACTATGCCCACCAATTCTTGGGATAATGATAATCCAACTATGCGACGTATACGGTGAAGTCTGACCCACGAAAGAAGGACACTCCCCAACAGTTTTTAGTGGCTGCGTGGATCAAGGAAGCAGGATTTGGCACTTCTTTAGAAGAAGATTTTCCTCCATATGTCGTAGATGTTTACATACCTGATCTTCATCTAGGTATTGAATTAGATGGCCCACATCACTTTCGTAAGCAAGATGTGATACGTGATGAACGTCTGTTGTCAGAATATGAACTAGAAATTTGGAGATTTAAGAATACAGAAATAGTGAGCAAATTTAAATCTATATTTATAGATAATATTTTAAACTTCGCTCAAGGGAGAATCGATGCCTCGACTTACTGAGATATTACGTGATAGAGGAAAGCATTGGCTAGAATCTAGTTTAGATAATCATGAAAAAACTTTACAACGGGCATCATATAGACGTACTCATTTTAGTCCGTCTCAAGCACACCTATGCCCACGAGCTTTATATTACCATATGATGGGCTACTCTCAAGACCCTCTTGAGGATCAGACTTTACGTCGTATGAGCATTGGTACGGTGTATCATGATTTTATTGAAAAAAGGCTAACAGATATTGGGCTATTAGTTTCATCAGAAGGAGAGGTTACACATGATGATCCGCCCATACGTGGCTTTTATGACGCTATTATCCGAAGACCATCTGATGATAAGCAGTTCTTGTTGGAACTTAAATCGATGGCTGCACCTAAGAACCCTAAATATGCAGAGTATCTTCCCAAGAGTGATCATTTAGTTCAATGGAATTTATATTCCATGATGACGGGCATAACTGAAGGTATGATTTTTTATATCAATAAGAATAATCAGGAATACATTATTTGCGAGACTGAACGTAATGATTCAATCATCAACTCTACTCTTGATAAATTTAAATTAGTTCAAGAATATGTAAAGAACGAGGAGCATGTTCCTTATCAACCTGATTGGGACCATTACTGGTGTAATTATAAATCTACCTGTGAGAGAGATCATTTTATCAAAGGAATGTGATTATTTGTGGTTAAAGTTTCAACTTTCATATCTAAAGCCGCTGAACTTCAAGAACTAGATGCTAAATACCCTATGCCGCAAAGACCTAATGGCGGTACATCCTATGCGTTTCCATCTAATTCAGATAATCTATCAGATGCACAGATGGATGATTGGCTTCTATTTTTAGGATCTTGGCGTGGCTATATAGCATATCAAATTTCTAAGTTAGAGAGTCAATTGTTTGTTTTATCGGAAGGTTTTGATTTGATGCTATCCACTAGGATAGCTGGATTGGAAGCCGAGTCTTCTAAACGGTTATTGAAGGATTCATTGAAAGGTCAAGCTGTTTTGGAAGATGAAGAGTTGCAAAATTTGAAGATTCGTATCATTGATTTAAGTGCCGAGAGTAGACTACTCAAAGGTCGATTAAGCTTATATGAGTCTCAGTTTGAGACTTTGAGTAGGGTAATTACTAGACGAGGGCATGAACGAATGCGTTTATGAGTATTTTTGGTTTTGATCTAAGTACCTCAAAAATAGCCATTGCAAGGCTTTCCATAGAAGGTTTTGAAGTGGTAGAATTGACTTCAAAATCTAGATCTTGGGAAACTCGATTCAAAGAGTTGTATTGGCTTCTTTCGCCGTGGATACGGGATTTTGTAACCACAGACGACCTCATTTGTATTGAAGACATCCCGTTAGTTCAGAATCGCCAGACATTAATTAAGTTGGTCCATATTTTGGCCATGTGTCGGACTATATGTGCGGAGCATGGAATGGATGTATTTACGGTTAATGTTAAGACTTGGAAAAAAGATGTCGTTGGAGATGGAAGTGCTGATAAAGATAAGGTTAGAGTGATGGCAGTTAAAATTTTTGGTGATTCAGTACAGAAGTTTTCCCAAGACTCGATTGATGCCTTGATGATTGCTAAATGGGGAGAATTGAGGGTAAGTCCGGGCGCATGAGGTTATAGGGCTAAAAGTTGCCCTTTCTGGAACGGCTCTAATTTATCCGAGGTGAAGAGTCGTTTTTATTTTGAATTTTAGGAGATTGTTGTGGGAGTATTGGTACATTCATTTACGGATAATGCTTTGAAGATTCTGGAGAAGCGTTATCTACAAAAGGATATCGAGGGTAATTACGAGACACCTGAGACATTATTTCGACGTGTGTCTCGTGTTATGGCTGAAGTCGAATTTAAGTATGGGTCTACCTCCAAAGAAGTTAAAGAGTTAGAAAATCGTTTCTTTGATTTGATGTGGTCTTTGGACTTCTTGCCTAATAGTCCTACTCTCATGAATGCTGGAATCGGTGCCGGTACTTTAAGTGCCTGTTATGTGATGGACATAGAGGACAATATGTCTAGCATAATGGATACTGCTAAAGACCAGGCTATGATTGAAAAGTTTGGTGGTGGGGTTGGATTTTCCCTATCTGGATTACGCCCTAAAGGCCATTCAATCCTTACAACTCAGGGTAAAGCTTGTGGGCCTATAAATGTTCTGAGGGTTCTTTCTCAAGTTGGAACTATGATTACTCAAGGTGGACGCCGAGATGGTGCACACATGGCTATCATGGAGGTGTACCACCCTGATATTGAGGAATTTATCCATTGTAAGAATACCGAGGGAGAGATTTCTAATTTCAATATCTCTGTTGGTGCCGATTCAACTTTCATGGAAGCCGTTCAGCGAGATAAGTTGATTCATCTAACGTGGCCTCTTGATCATAAGATGTATGACGAGCCTCAAGATGATGGTCGATATATTCGGGCTAGAGAGATTTTCAATGAAATCATTCAGGGTGCTTGGACCAATGGCGAGCCTGGAATGGTATGGTTGGATCGAATTAATCAGGATAACACCACTCCAGCGATTGGTCGTATAAATGCCACCAATCCATGTGGTGAGCAGCCTTTGCTTTCGGGTGAGTCGTGCAATCTTGGAAGTATAAATGTGGGTAATTTTGTTTCCCAAGGTACTTTTGATTTTGATCGTTTCACCGAGACAGTACAGACCTGTATCCAGTTCCTTGATAATGTAGTTGATGCCAATAAACATCCTACGTCTTTTACCCAACAGATGAATGAGTCCACTCGTAAAGTCGGGTTAGGACTTATGGGATTTGCTGATTTATTGGTTCGATTGCGTATTCCTTACGGTAGTGACGAAGCTTTGGAGTTGGCCCAATCAATTGGTCAAACTCTCAAAAATGCCGCTGACACTGCATCTTTATCGTTGGCCAAGACTAAAGGAAGTTTTCCTGCTTTCGATAAGTCTACCCTCAATAAGGCCAATGGTGGTGATTGGGACTCCATGCGTAATGCTTGGAGGCTATCCATTGCACCCACCGGCACTATCAGCATGATAGCTGGCTGCTCTAGTGGTATTGAGCCTCTTTTCGGTTTGGCATATAAAAAGCACAACATGTCGGCAGCTCTGGAAGGCATGGAGCTGTTCTACATAAATGATGATTTAAAGGACTATTTGGGCATACCTAAGGAAGACATTGCCAGTCACTTAGGTGAAGGCCACAGTGTGGATTCTCTGCTGGATGCTTCAGCTAGAAAAATTTTTAGTGCTAGTGATGCTATTCACCATGAATGGCATGTGAAGATGCAGGCATCATTCCAACAATATGTAGATTCAGGTATCTCTAAGACAATCAATTTGCCTAGTGAGGCCACTCAATATGATATAGGTATGGCCTACGAGCAGGCTTGGGAATTAGGCTGTAAGGGTATAACTGTTTATCGTCGTGGTAGTCGAGAACGAGAGGTGTTAGTCTCTACGGATTCTACTCTTCAATCTTCTACTACTTGGAATACTCAACCAACTCGCCCTCATACTTTGGTTGGAACGACTACGTCTATATCGACAGGTCATGGCAAGATGTATGTGACCATTAACTATTCTGAGGATCAGATGTATGAAGTTTTTGCTACTGTCGGTAAAGCTGGTGCTTGTGAGGGTGCTACTACAGAGGCTTTGTGTAGGCTAACTTCAACGGCTTTACAATATGGAGTTCCATTAGAAGTTATTATCAAACAATTGGATGGCATCACCTGTTGTCCTGTGTGGGACCAAGGCAAAAAGGTCAATTCTCTGGCTGATGGCATTGGCCATGTGTTGAAACAGTCTGGACATAGGTCAATCCATGCTAATGGTCATGGTGACGCCACGACAATTGATAATTTTAATGAGATAATATTAAATACTAATTCATCCCGTTGCCCTGAATGTGGTCAGTCGTTGCAACAAGCTGAGGGATGCTTCAAGTGTGTGGAGTGTGGCTATTCCCGCTGTGGATAAAGAAGTGTTTTCATTGTTGAAAGTATAGTGTATAGGACAAATTTATTCATATGACTATTTCTTTATCAAAATTAGCAGCCTTAGAGGCTGCTATAGAGTATCTTGTCAAAGCTACTCCTGGTGAGCAGCTTGAATATCTGTCACCTGGTGAAAAACCTCCTAGTGACACCAAGATTCATACTACTGAAAGAGGTGCACAAGGATATTATCCTTCTGAGGTTCTTGATACGAAGATTGAAATTTCTCAGCCTTCTAAAATGTCTCGTCAAGAATTTGAAGACAAACGCATTACTCAACAAGAGATGTTGGAGCGTGGTGCTGATGGACATTTGTCTAGTGCAGTTGAGATTGATATTCCTTTAAATTTAATTGAAGGATTAGAACCTGTTCCTGACATGGAGGGTGGGTATCAGGAAGGTACTCCAGTTACACAGCCTGTTGAGATTAAATACGATGATGGTCAATTTATTCTTTATGCTGGTAACCATCGGGTCCAACAAGCGAAAGTTAATGGAGATTCCACCATTCCGGCTTTTGTTGAAAATCTTAAATATTCAGATTTAAAAACTGCATTTGAACCTCGTTCATTAGAACCTACAGAAGAACGGGAAGTTGAAGTAGTTCAAGCTCCTGAATTACCGAAATCTGGTATAGAACTTGAACGAGATCGACAACGTAACCAAGCGACTGAATTAGAGGCTTTGAACCTTGTTAGTCCACAAGATATTACCGATGGTGGTTATAGTAATGTTATTAAAAGGTCTGATGCAAATGATTTAGTTGAGCCT